CAGGTCATAGTCCCATTTCGACATATTCTTGAATTGCTCGTCCCAATGCTTCTTGTTGATGTCCTCCTTCACCCAGGTCTCAAAGGCCTGGATCAAGGCATTTTCAATGGACTCTGGGTTGATAAGTTTTGCGCCAACAATTGCCATGGTTAGCCTGCGGGATAAAGATTGCGAACCACCATGTCTGGAATGATAAAACGACAGCGCTCATAGGCCACGTCATCTCCAGGCGTGTAGCGCACTGTTGCATCAGGGAATCGTCTAACCATTCTGTCAATGGCATCAGACAAGGTGGTGCTAGAAGGCGTATATTGCATCATCATCACTTCCCATTGCTGCAACACTCGTACTGTTCCCATCATTGTCGTAGGCAAACGCTCTGGGAATTCACGCATGGTAACTTCCAGGCCAGTAGCTTTCCACGCAGAAGGCACTGATTGTCGTCCCACAACGTAGATTGCTGGAGTGGTCGTATTATTTGGAAGCGTGTAGGTGCCCAGCAAACTCGGAGAGTCAGTCAAGAGCGTATTGATGGCATCTCGTAGCTGGGTGATGTTCATGGTATTAAAAAGCCCCTCCCTAAGGAGAGGCTAGCAAGAAACAATGGGAAAAAGAATCAAACGTTAGAAGTGGTCGGGATGATGCTTCCAGTCTCTTGAGCATTCTGGTGAATGCCAATGCGACCACGGCTCATCACCTCAAACGTAACTTCCACAAGGTTATCGGCAGGATAGCTTTCGTTCAGATTCATCGCACGACCCACAAAGGCCACACGGTCATAGAAGAAAGTGGTGCCACTAGAACCCAGTTGCTTATTCACTTCAAAATACACTTCTGCATTCTTGTCGTAACGAGAAGCAGCAATCACTTGGAAAGCTTCGTCGAAGCTGTTGGGAAGGAACACCGTGCCATCCACGTCCTTCTGGAAGTAGGTGGTAACGGAAGCAGTGGCTCCAGCGGTCACGACAACGCTATCAGAAAAGCCGCCGCCGCCAAGGACGTAGAACTCAGTGTTGTTATCGTTGAAGGCCATGGTGGCCGTAGTAGCGGCCTGCAGGGTGTAAAGCGTGGGAGCGCCGCTAACGGTGAAGGTGGCACCACTCTGCGTGATAACGGGACGAGTCGCACCAGTGATAGAGCCAACACGAATGATAACGTCTTGGCTCTTAACCAGTTCTGTGGGGTGGTAAATAGTCATGTGTCCTCAATGGGAGAGTGGGAACGATTAAGCGTTCAAGACGCTTCCTTTACCAACCAGTCTAAAGATTCCTCTGATTGGTGTGCCAAGAAACTGCCAATAATGTTCAACAAGTTGTTCATTAGGCAATAGTTCAAACCGTCCCTCCCTCCCATTGATAGTGGCAGAAGCACTTTCTCCAGGGAAGATGCCAGATAGGGCCAAAGGTCCAGTTAGGCGTCCTTCCATGTACACAGCAGTGCTATCAGCACCAAGCAGATAACTGTACTGTGGATTGGTCTTTTGCTTCAAACTGGCATAATAAGTGACCTCTCTTGTGATAGGCACTTGATTGCCAGTGTTGGCATCAACAGTGTAGCCAGCAGCAACATTCCACTTAAGAGTGGCATTAGCCAGTGGCATACTTCCGTTGATCATGCAACAAAACCAATGGTGAGAGAAGAGGCAGTAGTCTCAAGCATGCGCTTGAATTCTTGACCGTATTGCGTGGCTTCAAGGCCCTTGCCGTACACCTTCCCATCCGTGGCACCAATTTGGATGCCCATTTGGGTGAGCTGGATGGCAATGATGTGAGCCGCTAGGCACTTCACGGCACGATCTGTTTGATCACCAAACACATCACTAGAAGCATCAGCAGTGGCCTCAGAAATGGCCCCATTCACAATGCCCTCTGGATGGGGAGTGAATTCAGGGAAGCGGTCAAGGAAACTAGAGTAGGTGACGGCCATAATCAGGCCCTCCCTGCTTTAATCGTTTCCTGACGCTTAGCAATGGCGTTACGCACCTTCACGCGACCTTCAATCTTTTTCCATTCAGCCAATTGATTGACGTCATGGATGATTTCAATCACACGAAATGCTTCAAGCAGGGGCAGGTTACTCAGTGTTTGCACGTCCTGCGGAATTTCTTCTGCAGTCACTTGCTCCTGAACTTCCTCAATGGCGCCAATTGCCATAAGGCGCTTGACAGTAGCGTTTTGACGCGCTTGTAGCCATTGCTGTTCTGGCACCTCTTGATTAAGCCCTGGAGCTAGTTGAATGAGGCCAGCTCCAGTGACAACACCAAAACCACCTTCACGAGGCGGGTTTTCGAGGTCGGGGCGATAAGCGATGAGCATTGTGAATGTTCTTAAGAACTGCTGATAGCTTAACGCCCTTTTCTTTCTAGGCTCAAGAAGAAGCTTGAACGTAGATGACGCTCTTGGGATAGTACAGGGCCACACCACCCACGCGAGCGTGAGCAGGGACAATGAACTCAAGACCACGCTGCTGAGCGGGGAACAGCTCAAGGGGCTGGGGAATGTGCAGTTGCACCTTCTCAGGATCGCGCTTGTACACCACCATACGGCTGGTATTCAGACGACCAGCGTTGTTACCCTTAGTCAGTTGGTTGATGGGCTCAACGTTACGGATGTAGGGGTTGGTACGCAGGAAGTATTCGAGCACGGTCACGTCCGAAGAATCGGAGTTGCGGGTGGTCGAAATCTTGTTGTAGTCGTCGTAACCAAGCAGGATGGTGTCGGGCTGCTCCTTCATCTTGGAAGCGCTGATGATGGCAGTAACGCCATAGTTCAGCAGTTCAAGCATTTCCTGGGCAGTGATGCCAACGGTGGAGAACCACTTATCAGCAGCAACAATGTCCACGGTGGAGTTGTTGAAGAAACCAGACAGGCCAACGGTGCTCTCGCCAAAGAGGGCAACGCTTTCCACCTTCTCTTCATAGGCGCGACGCACTGCAGCAGCACGACGTTGCTCAAGGGCAATGTTTGCCATTTGAGCAGCACGCAGTTCCTGAACGGTGTAACCGAAGGAACCACCAAAGGAGCGGATGTTGATGCTCTTCTCCACTTGGCTGATGTCAGCGCGAGGCAGGTCAGAAGCAGCGTCAGCCAGCAGGCGGAACTCACCAGTCGAATCCATGATCCGATAGGTGAAGGTTTGAGCGCCGGGACCAGCCTCGCTAGTCACAGGCAGAATGGTGGGATACTTGATGTCAGCGTACTGAGTCTCAAAGATCTGAGGGCGGATGAACTCAAGCTGACGCTCAAGAAACAGGCCCGCCGTATCCATGCGAAAATCGGTCATGAGGGTGCTCCTATCAAGAATCGGCGGAGAGAGTGAGGCTCGGGCCGTTCAGCTCAAGAACTGCCAAACCGCTACTGGTGGTAGAAGTGAGGTAGCGAGCATTAGTAAGACGCACGGTCCTGCCCGAAGCAAAAGCATGGCTGAATTGACCGGCTTTACCAGTGCCGCTAGCTGCGTACAGCACGCGAACAATGGAAGCGGGGGTGACAGCACCAGTCACATAGACGACAACAGCACCTTCGCTGGCAACGTTCACCACTTGCTGCGTTTTCACACCGGGACGCCCATCGGCATTCAGTGCAGTTTCGTCAACATAGGTGAGAACATTAAGGCCAAGAACAGTGTCGCTAACGCCAGAGATGGTAGTAGCAGAGTTGGCAACAGTGCCAGCCACGTTGTACACTTGCACACCACCGAAGGGCTGCACAACGGCAGTTTCGTTGATGTAGGTGCCAATCGTGTTGTCGCGGATGTCAGAGAGTTGACCTTCGTTAAAGCGGTCGTGCGTAAAAGCATAAGCTTGTTGCACGCCACCAACAGAGGCAGTCCCCGAGGCAGAAAAAGTAACGGCCATGGATCAGCGCTCCTTAGAGACGGAGAGGGGAGTTTTCCATGCATTTTGCAGCTTGTCCATGTAGGACGAAGGTGCAGACATGGGGGAGGCAATGGAAGCAACGGCTTGACGCAGTTCGCTCGTGCTGGAGTCATCACGGGCGCCAGTTTCAGCCAAGGTGTCGAACATGGCAGTAACGTAATCATCGGAGCGATCCGACAGATCAGCGTCACCACGAACGGCCTTGATGGAAGCTTCCATGATTTCACGGACAGATTTGCCAGCGAAATCAAAAGCGGAATCAAGGGAAGGGCGAGCTTTGTCAATGAGAGCAATGCGCTCTTCAACAAGGCTGTCCACATTCACTTGCTTGGCAGCTTCAAGATCAGTCCTGAGGCTTTCCACTTCTTCGGCAAGAGCATCGGCACGCCCTTCGGCGGAGTCGCACTTACCTTTCATTTCCTTTTGCATGGCATCCATTTCTTCCTTCATTTTGGAAGCTTCGGACATCATGCCATCGTACATTTTCTTCATGTCCTCATAGGACTTTTTGGCATCTTCCCGTTCTTTGGTGACAGCCAGAGCTACGCTCTCGGTCACCTCGAACTCGGCGCCATCAAAATTGACTTTGGCAGTCATAGACGGTTCCTCGACAGGAGTTATTAGAGAAGGATCGGCAGCATCTAGGCGGTCTAGATGTAGCTTCACTTGCGGGCCAGCGCGGCCCCTGCGAACGACAGCAATGTGATTTCCGCTGATTTCCTTTTGGATGCCATCGTAATTCTCACCGCTATCAGTCACACCAGCATTCGCTTCATAATTGACGCGATAACCAGCGCTGACTTCTTTTGCATCACCACGCATAATGCGTTCAATGGCATCTTGGTCAGTGATTGTCATGACAGCACGGACGAATCCATTGTCATAAACCACTTCAGAGCCACTGAAGCCAATTTGATAGTCCTTTGTATTGGCGCTATCAAGAAGGACTGGAGGATGTTCCAGAGTGATTGCTTTGCCCGCAAATGAGGCCAAGCTTTCGGGAGACGCCACTTCGGTTTCGGGACGATATTCACGCCGAACTGAACCGTCCGAATCAGTGTACATTTGTACACCAGTGCGGGCGATAGTAGACCAACACCGGAGGTAACCCTCTGGGGTGAGTTCGTACTTATCAATTGGCGCTACGTCGTAGCGAAAGCAAGTAGTGCTCATAGATTAAGAATAACGCAAAAGAATGTGCATGTTATGATTCTTGAACCACGCATGAATCAAGTGACTAGGGTTTTGGTTGATAGCGTTAATGCTTTGCGGATGCCGCACTACGAAAGACGCTTAATCGTGGCCAAACGCATGAAAGACGCCAGGGAAAACAGCGGCCTTTCGCAAAGAGACGTTGCCAAGTCTTTGCACATTGGCCAGGCCACTTATTGCCGCATGGAAAAAGCCGAAACAGAACCTTCCGCCGTTCAGCTTGCCACTCTCAGCACTCTCTATGGACTGTCAGTGCTGTGGCTTCTTGGCATGCCAAATTTTGTGGTCACCACCGCGAGGCCTTAATCCTCGTCTTTGTCGTCTTCTTCCCGGATTTCGCGCAACTGATTTTCCACTTCCTCCATTATGTATGCCTTGGCAATTGCTTGCACTTCAAAAACCAGCATCTTTGCTGGCTCAAAATACGGGTCGGGCTGCTTGTAAATGCTCTCGCAAAAAATGTGAGTTTCGTCGAGGCGGCCATTCTTGAAGCATTGCTTCTCCACCAAATGCCACTCGCTTGTATTCCTATGCTCATTTGATGAAAGCACGGCAAGCGCCTTCAGCACTCCAATGCCATCTTCGTCTTCCTTTTCTATGACGTGAACGTATTCACTCATTGGACTGCCGCTTTTCAACCATCTTAATCACACGATTTGCCCAAGATCTGCCGGAATCGCCGCCCCACAGCAACCACGCTATGAATCCAGCATCGTTTTCTCCACCACTTTTATTTTTTTCATGGCGTGAGAAGAACGCGGCCATTCGCTTGATTGTGCCAAAGCTAAGACTTTCCCCATTGGCTAATGAAGCAGCGCGAGCCACTCCACTCCCAATGCCTTGTTTACCGGCCTCCTGCGTGGTCAGGCCGCCTTTGCCATACTTCTTGCGTAGTTCCAGGCCGCGACGCGCTGCAGCCCGTACAGACGATGGAGGGGAGAACGATTCAGCGTCTCCCCTTAGGCCTTTGGGGAGTCTTCCTCCTCTTCTTCCATGCCCTCTTCCTCTTCCTCTTCTTCTTCGCCCATGATCGTCAGGACGTAGCTATCCCAATAGGCATCGCTCTTGCCCTGCATGCTCATGCCAGCTTCCGACAAGGCAATTGCAATGGCACGGCGACGATCGGTGATTTTTTCGCCACTGCTGCTCTTAAGCGTGCCAGCTTTGAATTCCTTAAGCACCCTGCGAATCTTGGCCTGCTTTGCCTTTTTGCCTTTAGGCATTGCAGCATCTTCGCGGTTGTCGTCAATCACAGTCTTCGTACCACAAACACTAAATCATCGTAGCGCCCTTTGACACTGCGAAGATCCACTCGCTCAAAAGCAAATTCACTGCCTAGTTTTTCTACTTCCGCTTCTAGGCTTGCGAACCATTGCACATCTTGCACGTCTTCGATGAGGGCAATGCCGCCTTCATTCAGCAATGGAAGGTAAAGGCGCAGGAAATCAATTTGACTTTGCAGCGTATGCGGGCCATCGTCAATGATAAAGTCGATGCCGCCAGAAGCTCCAGACTCTGCAAGATAGCCCACGTCGTCCGCGCCAATGTCGTTATAGGCATCTTGAAACAAGATGGAAGTGCGGTCTGAATCTAGATGATCGAGAATCTTTGGATGGATGCTGTTCACGTTGTCCACAAAGATAAATTGAGCTTTGGGCAGGTAGTCTTGCCATAGCAGCATTGACCCACCGTATTGAATGCCAATTTCAACCAGCGTAATTGCCTTGTCAACGAAGGGAGCCAAAAGTCGCTCGTAAAGCTCAATGTAGGAGTGGAAGGTGTCTTTATCAGTGCCGCCATCCTTTTCGTGGCCATTGATGTCGTACTTGGCAATGATTTCGCGGAGAGTCATGGTTGGAAATAAGAAGAACAGTAACTATGGGAAGGGCAAGCCTGGTTGTAGTGGTCTAAGCCAGTTTCGTGCATATTATGCACTTTGGCCGGAATGGAGCCAATCCAGAATTCTTGGCTCATGCGGTCGTGGTCATTCAGGAAAGCAGGATCCAGCTTAGCAAGGTGAGAAGCATTGGCCCACCAATAATTACCAGATGAATGCTCCACAGGAAATGATCGCCAGTTCACTCCCACCACATCATGGTCATCCAACAGCAAGCATGCTCGCCGCCAGTCCATCAAGATAAAATGTTGCATCATCATGCGCCAATCATCTTGGTTCTTGGTGGGATGGGAAATGCCTTTGCTGTGGAAATAGAGGATTTGAGAATCAGGAAAGGATTCGGCATAGTGCCGTGCCATCAAAAGAGAAGGCTTTTCTGAGAAACCATCTTCTCGGTACACTTGCTTGTATGGTCCTTTTGGCAATGGGGAAGAACCATTCACTGAAACGATCACTTCTGCATTATCAAAAAGGCCACTGAGCATCAACAAGCCCATTTGCTCGCTAAAGATTTGCTCCCAGTGATGTGCTTGATACAAATGGTAGATGACAAAACGCTGCTTCATGGCATTACCGGCAGGAAGGAAATGATCCTACCACTCCACTCCCTGGCCAACGATTTCATGATGTGCTCCTTAAAGTTATGAGCAAGGATGACAACGGTATCGTACTCCGGCAATACGCTCCTATCCACCACTTGAAAACCAGTGCCAGGAATAAAGAGGCCTTGCTTCTCCGGCGTGTCGTCAATGACTACCATTTCACCAACAGTGTCAATATTGAGGCCAAGGGCATTAAGGAAGACACAGCCCTTTGCTGCCGCGCCAAAGAAGCAAACTTTCCCTAAATTGTCATGGGCCAAGTCATAAATGAATTGGTCACCAATGCTCTCAATAGCTGCCTCAAAGAATGCCCCGTCCACTGCATCTTGCTCATACTTGGTGTAGCGAGATAAATCAATGGCGGGAGCACTAGGTTCTTTATTTGTCATCCATAGACGCATGGTGCCGCCATGGATGTCCATGGGAAGTGCATGAATGATCTTTAGACCATATTTCTCAAACAACTTTTCCAACGGAGAAAGCAGCCAGTAGTAATAGTGCTCGTGGTAAAATTGATCAAACTGACCAGTGCAAATTGTTTCCAGCGCATAGGGAAACTCAAGAATCCACACACCATCTAGATGCTTTTGGATGCCACGAAGAAAGGCATGAATGTCTTTTGTATGCTGAAATACATTAGTAGAGGTGATGATGTCAGCCTTCGGCACGATCAACAACTCGCTCCAATAAGCATTGACAAATTCAATGCCAGCCTCTTCGTTTTCCTTCCTGATGCTTTCGCTGGCATCCACGTTGACAAGGCGGAGCTTCTCGCCTGATTCCTTCTGGAAAGTTTTCAGGAGCGTGCCATCATTTCCGCCGATGTCAATGATCGTATCGTGCTTGAGGTGTTTGAAGCTCTGAAAGAGGGCAGCGCAATGATCAATGTATGGCTGACTCGTACCGCTACGGTAGAGGTAGTGTTGGTAGAGCTTGGCTGGTTCCACTGCATAGTCCAAGTGGATGGTTAGGTCATCCTCGACCACTGCTCGCAGAGGAAAGCGTT